ATCAACACTACTGTCAACAACTCTGTACCAACACCTTCTCAAGCAATTCCCATGAAAAAAACCTTCGGCATAACCAACAACATCTCCCGTGTAACTTTTAACTACATCAAGAACAACCCCGGCTCCACACGCAAGGAGATCATCGAAGCTCTCGAGCATCAAGGGTTTGTGGGCGGATCGGTATCGAGCCTCGTTGCGCAGATGAGACGCAACCAAATGATTCACGAAACCAACAATCTGTACTACGCAGACATACCTGAGTACCGCCCAATCAAGTCACTCAAAGCGCTCAAGAAGATGGAAGCCCCGATAGCACCACCCAAGCGCAAGTACGAGAAGAAAGCCGTGACAGGCATCGGTGCGTTGCTACGAGAGAAGCTTGAGAATACGCCTATGCCTAGCCAAGATGCGCTTGATGCTGCTGCTTACGCTATGGGCGGGCATACGCCTAAACGCATGATCTCGCTTGTGCGTGTCAAGTCGCCCGAAGATATCTTAAAAGACATGACTGTGTATCAGGCACACGACTTGTACCGCCACCTTAAAGAAATGTTCGGGGGCTGACATGGACGCCGAGACCAAGGCACGCAACGCTGCTCGTAACAAGGCTTGGCGGGAAGCTAACAAAGAAGCGCTGAAGGTAAAAAGAAAAGCGTATTTGGAAGCCAACAAGGAAAAGGTTAAGGCGCAGGTGAAAGCATATCAAGAAGCCAACAAGGAGAAAATTCATGAATACTATTTAGCCAACAAGGAAAAAAACAACGCGTATTCTAGAGCGTATTACTGGGATAACAAAGAGACGCATTACGAGAAACGCAAAGCGGCTCGGTACGCCAACAGAGAAACGATACGCGCTAGAAACAAAGCTTGGTACGAAGCCAACAAAGAATATGAACGTGCGTACCGCAAAGCTTACAACGAGGCAAATCGAGAGTACGTGTTAGAGCGTGCCCGAAAGTACCATGAAGCCCACAGGGAAGAAAGAAACGCGAAACGAAGGGCTTATCATCACGCCAATAAAGAAGTTAGAAACGCAAAAAAGAAAGCTTGGTACGAAGCCAACAAAGACCATGTAAGGGCATATGAACACACCAACAAAGAAAGGATAGCCGCAAGGAAGAAAGAACACAGCCAACTTAACAGGGATCGAATCAGAGCGCGAGTACAGGCGCGCCACGAAGCTAACCCTGAGTTGTACAGAGAGAGAAGAAAACGACAAGTTGCGCGTGCATCAGACGCGTACATTCAAAAGCTGTACAAAATACCAATGCCACCTGAGCTAATTCAAGCGGCACGCATGAAACTTTTTATTAAACGCAAATTACTGGAACTTAAAGATGAAAAACATCAGTGAACTTACAACTGAATTGGCTGAACTATACGAAGCTCTTAAAAACGGCACGATTGAAGTTAAGACAGCCACAGAGATGAACAACACAGCGGGTAAGATCATTAACTCGCAACGTGTGCAGATTGAGTACGCTTCGTTGCGTAAAGTAGCCCCCAACATCCCATTCATGGGAGGTAAAAATGAGTGACGCAAGTTTCAACAGAGAAGATTTTGACCGCATCTTTGGCATACCCAAGAATGAGATCAGAGAGAACTACCCAGTCCTGCGCAACGCCGTGCTTGAAGAGGTGGCGCTGGAGTTTGATGCCATGCGCATTGCCTTTGGTGACACAGCCCATAGCTTTGCCACGTACGTGCGGGAGATGAAGACATGAGAGGCAATGGACTTTTTAGCGTGCTGGAAGCCAACCAAAAAGCACTAGCCCCAAACAAGCATTTTGGGGAATGGGCAGGCCGACGAGGGCTGATGTGTTGGAAATGTCAGCAAACAAAACCCCGTCAAGGCGGCTCGGAAAAAATGATGGCGGGGTTTACCAACAGCTTGCGCAGATTCATCTGCCAAGATTGTGTTGAAGCTAAACAAAGGAGTATTGCGGCATGCCAAGACCCAAGCCCCCCGAACCCATAACTTTTAGGAACATACGAATGTCTGACAGGCAGTGGATCATATTCAACCAACTTGGCGGTGCTGAGTGGTTGCGTACGTTTCTTGAAAAGAAAGCACCAATGCCCAAGCAGTACTACGACAACGAACTGGCACGTCTGCAAAACCCTGCCGATGCTGTATTCTTAAACAGAAAGAGAGAAATCAATGACTGAGATATACCATGTCCCAGACGCCTGAATGGAAAGTAAAGAAGGCGGTACGGCTGTTGCTCGACAGGCTAGGCGTGTACCACTTCATGCCCCCTGCTAACGGCTTTGGCCGTGCCGGGATACCTGACATCATTGGTTGTATGGATGGGCACTTCATCGCCATCGAGTGCAAAGCGGGCAAGGGGCAGACCACTGCGCTACAGGACAGAGAACTCAACTCCATCCTCAACGCAGGCGGTACTGTGTTCATTGCCCGTGAGCACAACATACCAGACCTAGAACTACTACTAAAGGAGAAACAAAATGAGCTACATAGAACCTGACTTTGCAATGTCAGAAGAAGAACTACACCGCAGGGTGCAAGCTATGTCAGACGATGAGCAAGAACACTTCAGGCTACTGATCCACAAGTTGGTGATGTGCTACGGCGAAGGCAAGGCGCAGGGGATTGTCATCATTGGACGCGCTGAAGATGCGCTGGCAGGAGTCGTCACCCTAAACTGTGATGAGATGGAGGCGTCGCAACTCATGTTGGCGGCAAACGATTTTTTCGGCTTTCTAAACGTCCTCGACGCACCACCCAAGGAGAGTTTTAATTGACACAAGATGAAATCCTAGATGCACTACACAAGGTGGTGCAAGAAAACAAGCATTACACAACGTGGACTGTATCAACCCCGCACTTGGTTGCTTTGGTCAACTTAGCCATTGAGCATGAGCGTGAAGCGTGTGCAAAGATTTGTGATGACTGGCCTAATGGAAGAGATGATATTTGGGAGATTGGCAACGCCATCCGAGCAAGGGGACAAGCATGAGCTACATCATTGCATCGCTACCGCCCATCAAATGTTTTGTGCGCAAAGAATTTTTGTACAACTTCCAGAAAGGTCATGGCGAGTTGGAGCCAGCGGTCTGGGTAAGCCTCAAAGCCCTGCGTGGTCAAGTGTTTCGCATTGAGTCTTTGCTCCCTGCCTATGGTGCGCTGTACGACAAGCTACCTATCCACGCTTATGTGTGGCAAGAGGAGCATGGCAATCTGCCAGTTGATACTTTGCAATTGTGGGACTGCATGGGCTACCGATTCACCATCCTTGAAAAGATTGGCCTTCGCAACCTTGGTGTAAAGTTTCTTGGCAAAGACAAGGAGTGGCACTTTGGGCGCTATTTGTTTACGGTGGACTTCTGTGCTGACGGCATGGACTTGGACACGGGTTTTACTGAGCAGGCCGAAGAACATAAGTCTTTTAACTGGATTGCTTTGGACAACGGTCAGTTTGCTTGCCAGCCCAACAACCGATGCCTTTGGTATGACCAGAGCCTGATCCCTGCTGAGACAAAGTTCCCTGACTTTCAAGCTGCACGGTCTTTGTGGACGGTTGACGGCACGCGCAAGTGGTCTGCTGGCGATGATTGGTTTTACGACATAAAGGAGAAGAATGAGCGCACCATATAAACAGATCATCACGATCGATTTCGAAACCTACTGGGATACCAAGGAAGGTTATACGCTTAAAAAGATGACAACCGAGGAGTACGTACGTGACCCAAGATTCAAAGCATTTGGAGCCTGCATCCATGAGTACGGATCAGACAAACCAACCCAGTGGTACAGAGGGGATGAGCTACCGCGCATCCTTGCTTGCTATGATCCTTCTACTACTGCTGTTCTGGCTCACAATGCTCAGTTCGATATATCTATATTGGAATGGGTATATGACTGGCATCCAAGCTTTATCTTTGATTCTCTCTCCATGGCTCGTGCTCTTAGGGGCGTGGAGGTTGGTAACTCGCTGATGATATTGGCGCAAGCTTTCGGCCTGCCCCCCAAGGGCGAAGCCATATACAAGACCGATGGCTACGCGGAACTCACACCAGCAATGGAGAAGGAGTTGGCCGACTACTGTGCGCACGATGTCTGGTTATGTGAGCAGATCTTTACCCGCTTGGCTGTTGGCTATCCTTCGAAGGAGCTACGCCTCATTGACATG